TAGTAAATGGGCTAAAGGTAGTGATGGTCCATCAGGAAATGAATGTGGTTTGTTTGTGGCTCATAAAGTTTATGAAAACCATCCATCAGATAGTCGAGTAAAAGAAATGGGTGAAATTTGCCAAACAGTTACTAGCACTTGGGGAATGGGTGGTGGAAACATACCTTTTGTGCAAAATGTTGTTGGTTCTTCAGAAATTAGTGGAACATTGAGGGCAAACCCAGGTAGCGGTTGGAGAAGTAATGGAACTCCAGTAGAAGCTGTAGCAATACAAAACATGGCAGTTCGTAGGCTTACTGAAGTTGAATGTGAAAGATTGCAAGGTTTTCCTGATAACTACACCAACATTAAAGAAAACTGCCCTAGTGGCGCAAGATACAAAGCATTAGGTAATTCAATGGCTGTTCCTGTAATGAAATGGATTGGCAATCGGATAAATGAGTATGAAAGAGGAAACATATAAACACCAATGCGCTGTTCGCCAACTTATTAAATGGCGTAGGACTTGGGGCTTAAAAGCCTTTAGGGAATATATGCACAAATATAAAGAAAAACTAGATTGGAAATTAATTCGAGATTTTGAGGATCAATGGGTAAAAGGTAACAGGGCTGACGAAAAAGGAGATTGGCGATGAATTTAGAACAACTTACTGAAAATAGGGTGGAAGAAGCCTTAATAAAGCTATCTTCCACAGATGAGAGTCATGCGGCATGGGCAGGGCAAGTTAAATACCTTGAGGAAGGCTTAAAACAAGCCAAGAGCCATTCTTTTCTACTAGCTGATGGCACAGTAGCCGAGAGAGAAGCAAAAGCCGTAGCGAGCCTTAAATACGCTGAAGCGGTTACAGTTTGGACTAATGCTTTAAAAGAATTTAAGCGTATAGATAACGAAAGAAATCACGAAATGCGGATTATTGATATATGGCGCACTCTTTCAAGCAATCGGAGGCAGGGAAATGTTTAAAACATTGGGAATTATTTTAATAATTATTGGTATTTACCTTGGGTGCATGGTTTACAAGGATGTTTATGAAACCCATGTTTATAAGTGTTCTGACTTAGATTTGCCAATAGATGTAAGGCAAAAATGCCGTCAGTTAGTAAAACAGCCAAAGATGGATGAAAAAGGCTGTGTAGTACAACAAACGCCAACTGGCGATTTAAAAACTTGTGGATAGGAGAAAGTAATGAGAGATTATTCTTTGCCGTATTTGGTTTTAAACAGTTTGCTAAAGAAATATCACGACTGTATGTTAAATAACAATACACATCGTGCATACGAAATTGGCTCTGAAATTGTTGAAATGTCTTTAGTCCTACAGGATATAGCCCATGATAAAGATAGACCTAACACCATCTGAAATTCAAATGGCTTCAATGGTTGGCTGTCAAAGGGCTATTGAAAACATTCAAAATAAAGACTTTAGAAGTAGGTCTGGTGAAGCACAGCATGATTTATTTGGAAGGATGATTAATGGCGCATTAGCAGAAGCCGCATTAGCCAAACATCTAAATAAATTTTGGTCTAAAGGCGTAAAAGGTGGTGCTGATGTGGATAATGTGGATGTAAGATGTACGCATTACCATAATGGTGACCTTGAAATGCACACTTGGGACAAGGATGATAGAAAGTATTATCTTTTAACTGGTATGTTAGGCTCTTACATATTGCGTGGTTGGATATGGGGCAGAGATGCCAAAAAGCAAGAATATTGGAAAGTAAAACAAACTGGGCGTGATCCGCAATTTTGGGTTCCTCAATCTGCTTTAAATGATAATACTTTCGAACCACAAGAAAAACATTGGTTAGATGACTAAAGCAGATAAACTACGATTTAAAAAAATTGCAGATATAGGTTGCATATTATGTTACACGCAAGATAACCCTGGAACACCTTGTGAAATCCACCACATCAGAAGAACAGGCAAACGAGCCACAGCCCCAACCATCGGACTCTGTCCAACTCACCATAGATTCGATTTGGGTATTCACCACCTTGGGCGTAGAGCTTGGGAATCAACTCACTCAACGACAGAGGAACAATTATTGGAAATTACAAATGGATTGCTAAATGTCTAGCTGGCTAATCATTTTGACAGGAGTAATCTATGCCTACATTGCTATTGAACAACTCTTTAAAGGCAATACTGGAATGGCTATCACATATTTTGGATATTGCGTTGCAAATGCTGGGCTTGTGATGTTAGCCAAATGAGCTTTAAGGTATATACAGCAGATGGATGGCATATAGCTTGGTTTTACACTATAGACCAAGCAATACAGTCAATGCTTAATAATCCTACACATCATTATCATCGAAATTCTTGACAATAAATTTTTAAAACTTTACAAAAAAATGTGTAATGTATTCTACAATTCGTGACCGTCAAAACCAAGACACGACCCAACAAGCATTTTGCGCCTTTTAAAGGTAGCATCATGCAAATTCCATTTACCAGACTTGTGCCTAGAACAATGGACCATTTCATGGGCCATAGAACGGACTACGGTATCATAAAAGCCGCATCTAGCTTTGGATATGCAAAATATATGTTGTTTGCTTAAAGATTCATCATATTCATAAGTAGCCATAACACTATGGTCATCAACTATTAAAAATCGACATAATTCACTAGGCGGCAAGTCCCATTTAGTAAACGGTTCGCACTTGGCAAGCGTTAAATAAATTGCTTCAAGAACTTTTGGAGTAATTTTCATACTTTATTGATACAGCCCCTAAATTCAAATTCATCTTCACCAGAAACCATAATTAGTTCTGGCATCAACATTCTGCCATTTTCCCATGACAAAAGAACGAATCCTGAACGCCAATCGGTAGGGGCATCTTCTGTATAGTGAATAAAGGCTTCAGATTTAGGGTCTGCTAGGCATCCAGTTTGAACGCCCCATCTGGTTCCATTGGAATCTGTCAATGGCATCGCAGATAGGTTATGGGTATGCCCAGTTATGTAATTTAAGCCGCTATTCAAAGTATTGGCTCTGCCACCATTAAATCCACCTTTCCATCTATGTTTGATGCAAGTATCTTCATTTACATAGAAGCTCCAACACGATTTCCACATAGGAAAATGGTCTTTAAGGGAAAACCCTAATACACCTTCATAAGTTGTAATACCTGAATTAGATAAAAAAGTTTCAAACCTGGCATCATGATTGCCTAAAGTCCATATAAGTTCAGTATTTTTTGATGCGGCTTTTTCTATTTCTGTCATAAAGAATTGGCAAGCCTCAAGTTCTTCTTTAACAGTTGGAGTTTGGCTCCAATTAATTCTAGGATGGCGGCTTGCTTGGGAACCGTCAAATATATCTCCATTAGCTACGATGGCTTTAATATCAGGTTTGAACGCTTTTATGATGGCTAAAAGGGCTTTAAATGCAGTTGTTGTTTCGTCTGGTTGAAAATGGGCATCTGAAAATACAACAACTTTGCCTTTTTCTATGTCCATTCCACGCCTTACATTGCCATGCGTTTGCTGTATTTTTTTAGTTGGACTAAATCTTTGGTCATTAAATGTTATTAATTCGATGCCGTATCTAGTTTCTAATGTTCGTCTACGATTGTAAATAGACCTTAGTGACATACCATGTTTTGATGAAAAGCCGTAAGGACTTCCAATGGCTTTCCATTCTTTTATAAATTCTTCATCTGTAAGATAATAGCTAGTCATAAAAGCCTTATTCATATAAAGTGTGTAAATACTAACCTCAAATACATTACAAAACAATGACTTACTATAAAAAGCGTGTCGATGAGAACCAATCGCTAATAATAAATACTTTTATAGCGTTAGGTGCATCTGTATTAAATTTATCTAGAGTTGGTCAAGGCTGTCCTGATTTATTGATAGGTTATAAAGGAAAACATAGCATCTTGGTTGAAGTAAAGGCAAATGAACGCAAACCTTACACAGAGCCCCAGGTAAAATTCATGCAAAATTGGCGTGGCGGAGCAGTCTGCAGAATTGATTCAGTTGATGCCGCAATTAGATTGATTAAAATGCTTGACATGGAATAGAATCAACATAAAATTAACAAACTGCGATATTGCAGACTTTTTAGCTAAAAGGATTAAAAATGACATACGGTACAACAGGCGCAAAGATTCCAGCCGCTACTTCTTCTGATAAATCAGGCGAAAAAATGGAAAAGATTAAAGGTGGCGTTGCAATGGGTATGGAAGATGCTACTGGCTCTGACAAACTATTCAATACAGGTCGTACAGCAGGAGTTTGCTACGATCATAAGCGTAATTCATACGCTAAAGAAGACGCAAACCAAAAATAAGCGGTAAATAGGGAAGCCTCACACTTCCCTACTACCTAACCAAATAGTAATCGGAGAACTAAGTGGCTATACAAAACGATAAAGAAAATTGTATTTCTTGTCGATTTTTTTCTTTAGGCGATAGAAGTATGGGTGTCTGCCAAAGATACCCAGCATCCGTAAACACATCAAGCAATGGTTGGTGTGGCGAATGGGCATTTCAAATTAGCCTATCTTTAGATGCAATGGTTCAATCAATTACTGATCCTATTGAAAGCTCCGAACCTAAAAAAGGCAGAGGAAGGCCCAAAAAAGCATGAAACTCAAGCCATTACTAGACAAAATCGTTGTTAAACCTGATGTTAGAGAACTTTCTAGCATTATCTATGTCAATAACCGAGAAGTTGAGAACATGGGTACGGTCATAGCCGTAGGGCCTGGCAAGAAGTTACCTAATGGTCGCAGAGAAGATATGCCTGTAGAAGTAGGAGCTAGAGTACGCTTTGGCACTATGAATGATGATCTAGGCGAGGAATACCTTAAATACTTTAAATACGAAGAAGATGGCACTAAATACTTAGTGATGTCTTGGCAGGATGTGTGTTTTATTGAAGAAAAGGAACTAGCATGACTGAGATTGACATAGTAGATGGAACGCCTTTATTTGAAAAAATCATGGCGCATTTTGGCTGGTACAAAGCTAAAAAGGTAGATTTGCAAGTAGAAAAAATGGAAGCAAACTATACATTTATCATTAAAGATGAATTAAAGCCTGAATCACAATGGCAATTTCCAGTTGATAAATCCAACCTTAAAAAGCCAGCAGGAAAAAAACCTATATCACCAGCTACTAAAGCTATATGGGACAAAAATTTTAAAGCTGAAGATGTAGCTAAAGCATTAGATAAACAAGCACCAAAGCCTAGAAGGAAAAGAAATGGCAATTAAACCTGGACTCTATGCCAATATCCATGCAAAACAGGCTAGGATTGCAAAAGAGAAGGCAGAAGGCAAGCCTGTAGAGAAGATGCGTAAACCTGGCACTAAAGGCGCACCTACAGCCAAAGCATTTAAAGAATCAGCTAAGACTGCGAAGAAATAATGGCTACTAAACACGATAAACCGATTCCACATAAGACTACTGGTAAGGGTAAGACATACAACCCTACAGATAAAGGTGCTGGCATGACTGCTAAAGGTCGTGCTGAATACAACGCAAAGAATGGTAGTCACCTAAAAGCCCCTGCCCCAAATCCAAAAACAGAGAAAGATAAAGGTCGTAAAGCATCTTTTTGTGCAAGGATGGAAGGCGTAGTAAAGAAAGCCAAAGGCCCTGCGGAAAGAGCCAAGGCATCACTCAAGAACTGGAATTGTTAATATGCCACTCAAAAAATCAGCAAGCCCTAAAGCGTTCAAAGAAAACATTAAAACTGAAGTAAAGGCTGGTAAACCAGTAAAACAAGCAGTAGCTATTGCATATTCAGAAGCAAGAGCCGCTAAGAAATCATTAACGAAAGGCAAAAAATGACCCTAGACCTAGAATTAGACGAAATCAACTATATCCTGCAACAAGTAGGCAAAGCTCCATTTGCTGAATGTGCTCAACTGATTAACAAGATTCATATGCAAGCACAGCCACAGTTACCAGCTAAAGAAGAAGCTGAAGTAGTAGAGGTTGTAGCTGAATAAGAAATGTGCTTAAATAATAGGCAACAACTGCTTAAAAATTAGGCAGAGTGCTTAAAAAATAGGCAAATGAATCAAATATATGACTATTGAATCAACACCTTCTGTTGGAGCCCCAAAAGGCAATGACAATGCAAGAAAAGGCAAGCTCTTTTATGGAGAGTTGCGTAAAGTGCTTGTGCAGAACGATGCTTTGAAGCTCAGAGCTATTGCTGAGAAGCTGGTGGATGCGGCACAGGAAGGTGAGCCTTGGGCTGTCAAGGAGATCATGGATAGGATGGATGGCAAAGCCCTTCAAGCTACTTCTATTGAGAATCCTGATGGCACAGCTATTACTGGAATCCAAGTAACTTTTGTAAAACCAAGTGAGTGAAGAAGTCAGTCAAGCCATTGCCCAGGCTGAGTTTCCTGAGAAGCTCTCAATTCTATTTGATTCGGCTCGCTACAAAGTTCTTTATGGTGGGCGAGGCGGTGCTAAGTCTTGGGGCATTGCTCGTGCTTTGCTTATCATTGGAGCTAAAAAACCTACTCGAATCTTATGTGCTCGTGAGTTTCAGACATCTATCAGGGACTCAGTTCATAAGCTGTTAAGTGATCAAATCATAGCAATGGGCTTGACCCAATTTTATGAAATAACACAAAATGCCATCAGAGGCTCAAATGGCACAGAGTTTAGCTTTGTAGGCTTAAAAAACAATGTCAGCAATATTAAAAGCTATGAAGGTTGCGACATCTGTTGGGTAGAGGAAGCTCAAACTACATCAAAATTAAGCTGGAATGTGCTAATTCCTACTATTCGTAAGGAAGGCTCTGAGATATGGATTAGCTTTAACCCAGAGCTTGAAACCGATGAAACTTACCAGCGGTTTATAGTCAATACACCTGAAAACTGTATTGTTCAACGCATTAATTGGTCAGACAATCCTTGGTTCCCTGAAACATTGCGGCTTGAAAAGGATGCTTTATTTGTCAGGGACAGAGAAGCCTACAACACCGTTTGGGAAGGTGTATGCCGTCAGACTGTAGATGGAGCTATTTTTGCTAAAGAAATGCAACAAGCAGAGTTTGAACAAAGAATTACTAGGGTTCCCTATGATCCAGTTAAGCCTGTATTGGCTGTATTCGATATTGGTTGGGCTGATGCTACGGCTGTATGGTTCGTTCAGTTCATAGGCATGGAAACTAGGTTAATTCGTTATTATGAAACAACACAAACCACAATTAGCCAAATTCTAGCTAAGATGCAGACTTTTGGTTATGTTTATGACACTTTGTATTTGCCGCATGATGCCCAAAATAAGACTTTAGCCGCCAATGGCAGAAGCATTGAGGAAATCGTTAGAGCCGCTGGATACAATGTCCGCATCATAGAACGCACACCTATTGCCGATTCAATCAATGCCGCTAGGACAATATTCCCTAAATGCTATTTTGATAGAGAAAATACGCATGAAGGATTACAATGCCTTAGACATTATCGCTACGATGTGAACCCTGATACAGGCAACTTCAGTCAAAAGCCTTTACACGACAATTACAGTCATGGAGCCGATGCTTTCAGATATATTGGTTTAATGATTAATGAGCCAAAGCAGTACAAGAAAAAACAAATAAATTACCAAACAAGTAGCTGGATGTCTTAAACTACTGAAAATATGATATAAGGACAATCTATGGGTATCTACGATTCAGACTACGATGAAACTGGCGATGAAGGCATCATTGACCAGGCTAAACAATTCTTAAACTTCTGTTCAGATAATGACTCCAATAATCGCATGGAGGCAATGGAAGATTTGAAGTTTGCTGGTGGTGACCAATGGCCTGTAGAGATACAAAATAGCCGTTTATTAGAATCTAGACCCTATTTAACCATTAACAAGATTGATGCTTATTGCCGTCAAATAGCTAATAGCCAACGCCAACAGCGACCAAGAATCAAGTGTCATGGCGTTAATACGCAATCTGATGCAAAGATAGCTGATTTAATTACAGGCATTTGCCGCCATGTAGAGGAACAAAGCGATGCTGATGCCGCTTATGACAATGCTTTTGATTTTGCTGTTCGTATGGGTTGGGGCTACTGGCGTGTTACAACTGACTATGTTCGACCAGACTCTTTCGACCAAGAAATTTACATCAAGCGTATTGAAAATCCATTTATGGTTTATTTCGATCCTAATAGCAATGAGCCTGATGGTTCAGATGCAGAAAAGTGCTTGATTACTGAGGTTGTAAGCAAAGAAGCCTTCCGTAAGATGTACCCTGATGCCGAAACAGATGCAGGGTTTACACCTAGAGGAACAGGCGATAGCCAATCAGAATGGATCACCAAGGAAGATATTCGCATTGCTGAATACTTCTACACAGAATACAAGCACACAAAATTAGTGCTTTTAAGCGATGGCACTACTGTTTATGAAGATGAAATGCCTAGCCAAGATATGATGTTGCAAGCTGGTATTTATGAAGTAAGTCGCAGAATTACAGTTAAAAAACAGATTAAATGGGTCAAGCTAACTGGTATGCAAATCCTAGAAAAGCGTGATTGGGCTGGTAAATACATTCCAGTTGTGCCTGTTTATGGTCAGCAGTTGGTAGTTGATAGCAAGAAGAAGAAGTTTGGTCTTACTCGCATGGCTAAAGACCCACAAAGAATGTATAACTTCTGGTCTACAGCATTGACAGAGTCCGTAGCTCTTGCTCCTAAAGCAAAGTGGTTACTAGCTGAAGGTCAAGATGAAGGCCATGAAGATGAGTGGACACAAGCCAACATCAAATCTATGCCTGTATTGCGTTATAAGCAAACAGATAGCGAAGGTAGACCAGCAGGAGTTCCTACAAGACTTCAGCCAGAACCTCCTCCAACAGGCATTACTACAGCATTACAAGGCTTAAATGCAGATTTAATGGCAGTCGTGGGTATTTATGACCCATCTATGCTTCCACAAGGAAATCAGTCAGGAAAGGCTATTCAAGGTCAGCAACAACAGACCGACATGACCAATTTCCATTATTACGACAATTTAACTCGTTCTATCAAGCAAACTGGGCGCATTATCCTTGACCTTATTCCTAGCGTTTATGACAAAGAACGATGCCTACGCATCATTGGTGATGACGGCAAAGGTGAGATGGTTATGGTAAACCAGCCATCTGTTGATGAAATGGGCGTTGAAACATTGCTAAACGATGTAACCGTAGGTGAATATGATGTAGTGATGGAAACAGGTCCTGGCTATAACTCTAAACGCCAAGAAGCCGTAGATTCTATGATTCAAATGCTACAAGTAGACCCACAGTTAATGCAACAAGCTGGTGATTTGGTGTTCCGCAACATGGACTTTCCAGGTGCTGACATTATTGCTGATCGTTTGGCGGCGGCTAATCCATTGGCTCAAATTGACGATAAATCTGATGTTCCGCCACAAGTTCAAATGCAGTTGGCTCAAAGCAAGCAAATTATTGAGCAATTACAAAAAGAACTTCAGGCTATGCAGATGGACATGAAATATGGTGCTTCTGTTAAACAACAGCAAGAAGAAGCCGCTACTGCTCGTAAGAAAATGGAAGTTGATGCTCGTATGTCAGATTCTCAAATGCAAGTTGAAGCTAAAGCACACGATACAGTTATTGATAATGAAACAAGACTTGAAATTGAACGCATGAAGGCTAGATTAGCGTTTATTTTGTCTAAAATTGACCAAACATCAGAAAAAGCGGCAGATGTAGAAGCAATCGAAAGAGCTATTTAATCGGAGAAAATATGCCTACAGTAACAAGTCATAACAGAGAAGAATGGATTTTGCGAGAAATGGCTCGCAGATCTGGCAAAAAGTATCAGCCAGAGGAAAAGAAAAGCATTTATGAAACTATGGATGCCAAAGAAATAAAAGAACACGAAACTATGCTTCAAAAAGCAAAAGAAGCGTTACAATCTGACGAAGAATAAATTGACATTTATTTTCCATTAGTTTAAAAATGAATTATATAAATCAGGAGCTTGAGAAATCATGGCCGATACAGAAGTAAGAGAAGCATCAAATGTAGTGACAAGTAGTAATGCGGCAGACTTTTATGCAGAAAGATTAGGTTTAGCGGAAGTTCAAGAGGAGCCTGTGGCTGAAGAAATACCTTCAGAGCCAGTAGCCGAAGAAGAACAACTGAGTGAGCCGATAGCAGAGGAAGAAGCTACTGAGGCAGAAAAGCCAAAAGACAAGTTAGAAAAGCGATTCTCTAAAGTTACTAAAAGGGCGCAGGAAGCTGAAGCTCGAGCAGAACAGTTAGAGGCTCGTTTAAGAGAAGTAGAGGCAAAGGCAAATCCGCAAACAATAGCCCAAACAGCTAATGTGAACGATAAGCCACAAGCAAGCCAGTTTGATGATGCTTTTGAATATGCAGAAGCGTTGGCAGAGTGGAGTGCTGAAAAGGCGTTAAAAGATAGAGATATTGCAGAATCACAGCGTAAAGCTGAAGAAGAACGGAACAAGGTTTTAAAATCTTGGAACGAAAAGGTTGATAAGGCAAAGAAGGAAATGCCTGATTTTAATGATATTGTGTCTAGTAGCACCGTAGTAGTAAGCGATGCAATTAGAGATGCAATTTTAGAATCAGATGTTGGCCCTCAAATCCTGTATCAAATAGCTTCTGATGATGATTATGCAGAGTCTTTAACTTCAATGCCAGCCATTAAAGCTCTTAAAGAAATTGGTCGATTGGAAGCAAAGTTTGAGGCAGAGTTAGAAGCAAAGCCAAAAGCCGTAGCGAAAACTGTTTCACAAAGTAAAGCACCAGCCCCTATTAGCCCTTTGAAGGGTGGTAAATCCGCTGGAGCAGATGTACTTGTGGACACCAATGGTGAATTCTACGGTTCGTATGCTCAATGGAAAGCCGCCAGATTAGCTAATCGGATACGCTGATAAACCTAATTTTTTTGGAGATTTAAACCATGAGTAATACTCTATTAACTATCTCGAAGATCACCAACGAAGCGTTGATGGTCCTCGAAAACGAATTAACATTTTCAAGCCAAGTAGACCGTAACTATGACGATCAGTTCGCTGTCGTGGGTGCTAAGATTGGCGCAACCGTCAATGTACGCCGTCCAGGTCGTTTCATTGGTACTACAGGCCCTGCATTGAATGTGGAAGATTTGAACGAAACTAGCGTTCCAGTTACCCTTTCTACCCAGTTCCATGTGGATACACAATTCACCACGCAAGACTTGGCTTTGTCTTTGGATATGTTCTCTGACCGTATTCTAAAGCCAGCAGTTGCGGCTATTGCTAACAAAATCGACTTTGACGGCACAACAATGGCAACATTGAACACAGCTAACATCGTTGGTACTGCTGGTACGCCTCCAACTGGCTTGCTAACTTACCTCAATGCACAGGCTTTCCTTGATTCTGAAGGTGCTCCTCGTGATGGTAAGCGTTCTTGTATCGTTGAGCCGTTCACATCTGCAACCATTGTAGACAGCTTGAAAGGTTTGTTTGTTCCAACAGCACAAATCTCTAGCCAGTACACAAAAGGTTTGATGGGTCGTGATAGTTCAGGTATGGATTGGAAACTTGACCAAAACATCGTTTCACAGACTTTTGGTAACTTCTCCGCTTCTACTGTTACTGCTTCTGTTGCTACTACAACTGCTACTGGTTTCTTGACATCTGGTTGGGCTTCTAGCTCTACAATCACTTTGACAGCCGCCAATACTGGTACTATCAACTTGAACGCTGGTGATACATTTACTATCGCTGGTGTTTATGCAGTAAACCCACAAAACCGTCAAGCCTACGGCACAAACAGACTGCGTTCATTCGTAGTTAAGTCTGCTGTTTCAGTAGCTTCTGGTTCAAGCGTTTCTGTAACCGTATCTCCTGCTGTTATCAGCGGTGGTCAGTTCCAGAATGTGACAATTCCTACAACTTCAGCAACTGCCGCTGTTACCTTCTTTGCAAGCCAGTACAATGCAAGCGGTAATGGTATCGTTTCTCCACAGAATATCGTAATGCACAAAAATGCGTTTACTTTGGCTATGGCTGACTTGGAATTGCCTGAAGGCGTTCATTTTGCTGGTCGTGCAAGCGACAAGGAAATTGGTCTTTCAATGCGTGTGGTTCGCCAATACACCATTAACAACGATTCGATTCCGACTCGTGTTGATGTCCTGTACGGTTGGGCTCCTTTGTACCAAGAACTTGCTTGCCGAGTTGCGGCTTAATAACGGAGGGGCGAAAGCCCTTCCTTTTAACTTAAATTAAAGGAAACTAATCATGGCAAATCCAGGCCCAGCAGTAACTACTTCAGCCCATCCAAGTAATGTCACAACTAATCAAGCATTGCGTGTTTTGGGTATTTTAAAAGGCGTGAATGTTAATGCCGCAAGTGGAAGTTTCTTCCCATTGCCTATCATTAATAGCTCACAATATCAGCCAACTTTGTTAATTGTTGCTAACTCTAACAATGCTGGTGCTAATACAGGTACTTTGACAAGTTTGGTATTAGGAATTACCACTACTGGTAACGGCACTCCAACTTCATTGTTTGGTGCTATTACAGCTTCTCAATTAGCTACTACTGCTGGTGTAAGCCAAGTAGCCGCTAGTGCAGTAGTTACTTCTTATACCCAACAAAATCTATATGTAAATATTGCAACTACTACTGCTGTAACAGGCACAGTTGATGTATATGTTTACGGCTACGATTTTAGCTAATACCCTGAAGTAAAAGGAAAAGGCCACGCCCAAAAAGTGTGGCTTTTTTTCTTTAATATCTTATAATGATTTAACCTTATTTAAAGGAAAAAACTATGTCTAAAACCACATTAACTCGTGGCAATATTTTAGCGGCTACTATTGTTCAAGTTACATTACCTTCTACTACTATTGCAGGAACAACATCAGATGTGACAATTACTGTTCCAGGCGTTTCACCTAATGACTTTGTGCAAGCTCAATTTGATGGTGCTTTAGTAACAGGAATTTCTATTGGAAATGCCTACACTACCACAGCAAATCAAGTTGTAGTTCGTTTAGTAAATTCTACTGGCGCATCTGCAACTCAAACTGCTGGAACTTTGTTGTTAAAAATCAATACTTGTGAAGATAGTCCAATACCTTCTAATGTAGTTTAAGGAGCTAAAAATGGCTTACGATTCAGCTTTTAGCCCTTTTGGGCCTACTTATCTTGTAAGCACATCTGCCGTTCAAGTTAAAGCATTAAGCAACTTTAACCCTACCTCTTATAGAATTTATAATATAACTGGTGGTATTGTGCGTGTTGGATGGGCTCCACAAGAACCTTTTGATGCAAGCGTTACGCCTACGGTGACTACGCCTGTAGCAACTGGTACGCCTTATGTATTGTCTATTCCAGCAAATACAGTAGCGGTATTTAGTGGAATTCCTCCTAATGCTTGGTTTATTTCAAATACAGCTTCAAGCCTTGAAATTACTCCAGGAGAAGGAAAACTTTAATGGCAAATCCAGCTAATTCTACCGTTCAGAATCTACTTCCTGTTCAGGCTTATTTTAATGAAGATAAAAGTTTTAATACTTTTATAGGCCAAGGAATACCTTTTTATGCGACTGCTAATCCTATTCAATCAGGATTAACCATTACTAATAGCACGATTAACAGCACCACTATTGGCGCATCTGTGCCTTCAACTGGTGTATTTAGTAGCGGTCAAGTAAATGCAACTCCTGTAAGTAATACAGATATTGCAAATAAACTTTATGTAGATACTGTAGCGGCAGGATTAAGCTGGAAACAGCCTGTAGCAGTAGCAACTCTTACAAATATTACTTTGTCAGGATTGCAAACTATTGATGGCTATACAACGCTTGCTGGTGATAGAGTTTTGGTTAAAAACCAATCTACAGCCGCAAACAATGGTATTTACATAGCCGCTAGTGGTGCATGGGCTCGTTCTGAGGATGCAAATACTTGGAATGAATTAATCGGTGCTATTACTTTTATTGAATACGGAACTCAAGCGAGTTCTGCTTATTATTGCTCTGCACAACCAGGTGGCACATTAGGCGTTACAGCGGTAAATTGGTCTAATTTTAGCGTTTCGGCTACCTATACTGCTGGTACAGGCTTAACCTTAACTGGCTTTAGTTTTAGCATTACCAATACTGGCGTTAGCGCAAACACTTATGGATCAGCAAGTGCTGTTCCTGTTATTGCAGTAAATGCACAAGGTCAGATTACATCAGCCACAACTACAAACATTGCTATTGCCAATACACAAGTTTCAGGGCTTGGCACAATGTCTACGCAAGCGGCTAGTGCTGTAGCTATTACAGGCGGTACGCTTGATGGCGTAACTATTGGCGGTACAACTGCTGGTGCAGTAACAGCAACAACATTTACAGGCGCAGGAACAGGATTAACTGGTACTGCATCTAGCCTTTCTATTGGCGGTACTGCGGCAAGAGCAACTAATATTGCTGGCGGTGCGGCTGGTTCTGTACCTTATCAATCAGGCGCAAACACAACAGTATTTTTAGCGGCGGCAACCAATGGTCAGGTATTAACATTAGCATCTGGAGTCCCAACTTGGGCTACTCCTACAACAGGAACGGTTACTTCTGTTAGCGGTACTGGTACAGTAAATGGAATTACTTTAACTGGTACAGTTACTTCTAGCGGAAGTATTACATTAGGTGGAACATTAGGTGGCATTGCTAATAGCCAATTAACTAATAGTTCTATTACCTTTGGCGCAACTGCGGCGGCTTTGGGTACTACAGTAAGTGGCTTTAATGGTGTAACGATTGGTGCTACAACAGCATCAACAGGCGCATTTACTTATTTATCTACAAGTAGCTCTACAAGCACAACGCCAGTTTTAGGTTTTAACGCATCAAATTGCAATTTAGCATTAGGTGGAACAATTTCAGGTTCTTATTTGCAATCAGTTATGCAAAATAAGAGTGGAACTGCTGGAGCATCTACAAACTGGGCTATAAGCAATGATTTAGGTACAGATAGCACCTATTATGGTGAATTCGGCATGAATTCATCTGTATTTAGTGCATCTACTCCTTCTGATTTTTTCTCGATTAATAATGGAGTTTATTTTTCAGGCCACGATGGTGATATATCTGTTGGCTCTGGAAATGGATTTAAGACTTATTTGGCTTGGGGAACTACTGGTCAATCAGCCCATGTAATCAACGCTACTGGTGCTATCGGCTTATCTACTAATTTAGGAACTACTCCTGCTTTAAGTGGTACAACTGGTTTTGGTACATCAGGACAAGTATTAACTTCTGCTGGTTCTAGTGCGGCTCCTACTTGGACAACGCCTTTTGCTGGTTTAGCAATTACCGATGACACAAGCACCAATGCAACTCGTTATTTAACGATTACAAGCGCAACAAGCGGTTCTATTACTGCGGCTAATACTAGCTCTACCAAACTAAGTTTTAACCCTTCTACAGGGCTTTTAAGCCTTATCTCAGCTACTATGGCTGGCACTTCTAGTGCTTATGGATTTAAAACGCCTAATATTGCAGAGCCTACAACTGTTTCAGCAACAGCGGCTACAGGCACTATTAACTATGATGTAACCACGCAATCAATTCTTTATTACACCAGCAATGCTTCTGCAAATTGGACTGTAAACTTTAGGGCATCAAGCGGCACATCATTAAATACATTAATGACCACGAATGACACCATAGCGGTAACATTTATGGTTACTCAAGGTACTACAGCGTATTACAACTCTGCCGTAACTATTGATGGAAACTCTGTAACTCCAAAATGGCAAGGTGGAACTGCTCCAACTAGCGGAAATGCAAGCGGTATTGATGTTTATAACTATGTCATTACCAAAACAGCATCTGCAACATTTACAGTATTAGCCTCAGTAACTCAATTTAAATAATGCCTAGACTATCCAAAATCGGAGCCGCTTCATTAGCCGCCTTTGGTTGGACTTATGAAACATCTATTCCTATTTCAGCTAGTTATTTAATATTAGCTGGCGGAGGTGGCGGCGGTTACTATGGTGGTGGTGGAGGTGCTGGTGGTTATCAAGTAGGCACAACAAATATATATGCAAATTTAACTTATACGGTAACTATTGGTGGCGGAGGTTCTGCTGGAGCATCAGGTTCAGTAAATGGAGGACAGGGTACAAATTCACAATTTGGTACTTTAACCGCATCTGTTGGTGGTGGTTATGGAGCAGGAACTACATTTCCAACTGCAAATAATGGCGGAAATGGTGGTTCAGGAGGCGGAGCTTCAACTGGTTCAAGCACTCTTGGAGGCCCAACTGGTTCTGGTGGTACAGGAACATCTGGTCAAGGTACTGCTGGTGGTGCGGCTTATACTGCTCCTGCTAGTGCTTATTCTGGATTTGGTGGAGGTGGCGGAGCAACTTCTGCTGGTTCTGCCGCAACAATTTCGGCTTCTGGCAATGGTGGCGGAGGTACTGCATCTTCAATCAGCGGTGCATCAGTAACTTATGCTGGCGGTGGCGGCGGTGGAGCAGATTCTCGTGGTACTTCCGCTGGTTCTGGTGGTTCAGGTGGCGGTGGAACAGGAAGCCAAACAACTGGTTCAAATGGTTCAGTAAATACAGGAGGCGGTGCTGGTGGCGGTGGTTATAACGGAAGTGTATTAGGAAATGGTGGTTCTGGCGGTTCAGGAATAATTATTGTTTCTTACGCTGGAAACCAAGTATTTTCAGGTGGTACTGTAACTTCAAGCGGTGGAAATACCATACATTCCTTTACAAGTAGCGGAAGCCTTAAAGGTAATGTTACTTATGGCGGTAACTTTGTTTACGCATCTAGTCAATTTTTATCTATTGCTGACAATGCCGCATTAGAACCAGGAAGCTCTGATTTTTGTATTGAAGGATGGTATTACCCAACTTCTTTTGCTAATAACTTAGTATTAATAGGAAAAAGAGCAAATACAACTGCTGTAGGTTCTTATATCATATATGCTGGTTCAGGCGGTGGAGCATTAACTTTTTATGCAAGCTCAAATGGTTCTACTTATTTCTTAGCTGGTACAACCATAGGAACAGTAACTCTTAACCAATGGAATTATTTTTCTGTATATAGAAGTGGTAATAATTGGTATGGAACAGTTAATGGAATTGTAACTTTAATGGCTACAGATGCCAGCGCAATTTATAATAATGCAGAAGCAGTACGAATTGGCGGAGATTCTAATGGTAATTATGCCAATGGTAATATTTCCAATGTTCGGTTAGTCACAGGAAGTGCTGTTTATGGAGCATCTAACTATACTCCGCCAACAAAACCATTAACTGCAATTAGTGGAACACAATTATTAACATTACAAAACAGCACAATTATTGACAACAGCACAAACGCATTTACCATTACAAATAATGGTACTGTAACAACAACTATAGTTTCTCCTTTCTCATTATCAACAGGATTATAAAAATGACATATTTTGCAAAATGTGAAAATACTCTTGAAGCTAATAAATTTTTGGTATCCGAAGTAATTCGTGCAGACCAAGATTTTGTTAATAACTTACAAGGTTATTGGGTTCAAACAGATTACAACACTTATGGAAATGTGCATTATGCACCTTCTCCTCCTGCTGAACCTGGTACTCCTGATGGCGGAACACCAATTAGGGCTAATTACGCTGGAATTGGTTATACGTTAGATAACAATTACACAGTTGATGGCTTGGTGGGTGTTTTTTATGCTCCACAACCTTATCCATCCTGGACATTAAATACTTCTACTTTTCTTTGGGAAGCCCCAGTTCCTTATCCTACAGATGGTGGAGCTTATGTTTGGAATGAAGCAACACAATCTTGGGTAGCAATTCCAGCTTAATAAGGATAAATCATGGCACAGCTAGTATTTCAATCTGTTTCAGGCGGTACAACTACTTTAAACGGTACAAATACTGCTGGAACATACAATTTAACAGTTCCTGCGGCAAATGGAACACTTCTTTATCAAGATACATCTGGAAACATCACATTTGAAAATGTAACAGTTACAGGTCTTTTAAGCATTACTGGTACAAGTGCATTTAAATTACCAGTAGGAACTACAGTTCAAAGACCTACTCCTGCGGCTGGTCAAATTCGCTATAACACCGATGGCGGCGGTCTTTATGAAGGATATTTACCTTCAGTTTCTGCTTGGTATAAATTTACTATGGCTCCTGAAGGCCAATACACTATGCAATATTTAGTTATTGCTGGCGGTGGCGGAGGCGGTGCTAGTGCTGGAGGAGGTGGTGCTGGAGGATTATTAACTGGTAGCGCAACTGTTATTCCATCAACTCTTTACACCGTAACCATTGGTGGTGGTGGAGCAGTTAGCACTAATGGAACAAATAGTAGTCTTTCTTCAATAGCTACTGCATTTGGTGGAGGTGCTTACTCTGGAGGTTCTGGTGGTAGTGGAGGTTCAGGCGCAGGTGGCGTTGGTGGCAATGAATCAGGTGGAGTTGCACAACCAGGTGGTGCAGGAACAACTTATCAAGGAAACGCTGGTGGTTATGGTGGTTACCATGAGCCAGGAAATGTAAGTACAGGCGGTAGCGGAGGCGGTGGTGGTGCTAGTGCAGTTGGAGTTGCTGGTTCAGCATCAGTAGGCTCTAGTAATGGTAATGGCGGTGCTGGTGGTGCTGGTTATGCTTCTGCTATTACAGGAACGATTGTTACTTATGCTGGTGGTGGTGGTGGCGGTGCTGGCGGTGGCGGTGCTACTGGTGGTTCTGGTGGTGCTGGTGGTGGCGGTGCTGGTGGCGGTGGCACAAGTGCTGGTACTGCTGGATCTGTTAATACTGGTGGCGGCGGTGGTGGCGGTGGCTATGGCGGAAACGGTGCGGCTGGTGGCTCAGGACTTGTCATTCTTTCTGTTCCTTCAACTAACTACACAGGCACAGTAACTGGTTCACCAACTGTAACTACAAGCGGTGCTAATACTATTATGACTTTTACTATCTCTGGTACATATACAGCATGATTACTTATCAATGGAAAGTGCTTGATATTAATGCAGAAGGCGAAACAATCGTTTCTGTTAAATATCAAGTTACTGCCAAAAATGAAACTAATACAGTAATTACTGAAGGAAATTGGGTCTTTAAAGATAAAAGTCATTTTTTACAAGATCAAACTACTGAAAAAGATGTAATCGCTTGGATACAAAACGAATCAATAATTGATGAAAAGTGCATTATCGAACATAATTTAGCTAATCAATTAAGCGCAATAGAACCAGTAGCGTTAAAAAAGCCTTGGGTTCTTCCTACTTTTACAGTAAAAATTTAACGGAATATTATGAGCAAGCCAATAGACATTATTAGCAGAGCCCTTAAAGACATTGGCGCATTAGAAGCTGGTGAAGTTCCAACGCCTGAAGCGGCTCAAGATGGCTTAGAAATGCTAAATGACCTTATTGACCAATGGTCAAATGAAGGCATGATGGTCTACAATGTGACCGAAATTGTGTTTCCAGTTATTTCAGGACAAACTCAATACACCATTGGACCTGATCCTAGTACAGCAAACTATATTGGTGCGGCTATTACTGGCACAATTTCAGGAAAAATTTTGACAGTTCAAGCGGCTACTTCAGGTGCGGTGGCATTAGGGCAAACCCTTAAAGGTATAGGCATTAATGGCGTAGGCACTAAAATTGTTGAGTTTTTAACTGGTGCTGGTGGAAATGTTAATGAAGCTGGTACATATAGACTTAATTTAGACTCAACTACTCCTGCTCCTGCTTTTACAGCTTCTATATCAGGGACAACCCTTAATGTAACGGCTATTGCTACTGGCTATCTAGGTGCTGGTGCAATAATTACTGGAACTGGCATACCAGCAAACACGACCATAACATCCGTTATAAGCGCATCAGGCGGAGTTGGTACATACACTATTAGTACCAGTTTAAGTCTTGGTAGCAGGGCTATGACGGCTACAATAACACCTATTCCTATTACCCTTTACTATCAAAAACCACTAGGTATTGATTCAGCTTTTGTTAGGGTAAACACTACCAGCAATGGACAGCCTATTTATGGCGGTGGTTTGGATTACCAAGTAAGCATATTAGCCCTTGAAAACTATAATCAAATTGGTTTGAAGACCTTAAATGGCCCTTGGCCTAAAGCCTTGTATTACAACGCTGGCGCAGAGTCAGGCAATTTAACTTTATGGCCTAATCCTTCACAAGGTGAAATGCACCTTTTTACATCAACAATTTATAGCACTTATGATGATTTGTACGAAGAATTAGCGTTTCCACAAGGTTATGCAATGTGTTTGCGTTGGAACTTAGCTGAAAGGCTAATGCCGATGTATGGCAAAGTTAATACTACGCAAATTCAAATGATTAATGCTTATGCCGCACAAGCTAAAGCTACTTTAAAACGCACAAATATGAAGCCTGTACAAGTTGCTAGTTTTCCTGATGCGATGCTTTCAGGTAAAGCTAAAGATGCTGGTTGGATTCTTAACGGTGGGTTTACAGGATAATGGCTGAATTTGGATTTGTAGGCGCATCCTACACAGCCCCTTCTATCTATCAGGATGACCAAGAATGTATTAATTGGCGACCTGAAATAGACCCGACTAAAGCACAAGGTGAAAGAGGTATTGTTGCTCTTTATCCTACGCCAGGTCTTACGCTATTAACAACATTTCCTAACAAACAAGTTGTAAGAGGATTAAGAACTATATCTTCTGGTGGGTCACAGCTTATAGCCGTATGTGGCCCTTATGTTTATGCCGTATCTTATAATTTTCAAACAACCATTATTGGTCAATTATTAACAAGTACAGGACAAGTAAGCATTACAGACAATGGCATTAATGTTTACATAGTAGATGGTGCAAATCGCTACACATGGTTGATTAAACAGCCTAATACAACATCTTTTACAGGCTATATTTCAGGAACTACTTTAAATGTAACCACAACTCCTGTAGGCAATATAACTGTTGGATCACAACTTTTTGGTATTGGTGTTGCTACAGGAACGGTAGTTGTAAGCGGTTCAGGTTTTTTATGGACTGTAAATAAATCACAAAATGTAAATTCACAGACTTTATCCACAGTTAATTCAGCTTGTATTTTTACAGGCTCTATAGCAACTGCTAGTTCTATAACAACTCTTACAGTTTCTGCCATTACATCTGGTTCTTTATCTGTTGGTGAAACTATTATTGGTACTGGAATTTTAGACAATACCATTATTACTGCATTAGGTACTGGTACTGGCGGAGTAGGAACATATATATTAAATCCTGTGGCACAAACTGTTTCATCAGAAACAATGTATGCACAACAATTCAGTATTTTACCTAGTACAGATGGCGCATTTACTGGTGGCGGCGTAGTAGATGTAAATGATAATTACTTTATTTACACAAGACCTAATACCCAACAATTTGCCGTTTCAGACCTTTTGAGCCCTATTACTCAAGGATTAAGTTTTGGTAGTAAATTTACTTCTCCTGATAACTTGGTGTCATTAATTGCTAATAATGGTCAATTATTCTTATTGGGTGAAAAATCATCAGAAGTATGGAATGACCAAGGAACTACACCAGTTGCTTATCAAAGAATTCCAGGCTCATCTACACAACAAGGCATTATTGCTCCATTTTCAGTTGCTAGAGTTGGTAATTCTTTTGCTTATGTATCGCAAAACATTCGTGGACTTAATCAAGTTGTATTAATGAATGGTTATGTTCCACAGCGTATATCAACTCATGCTGTAGAAAATACCCTTTTAGATCAATATACTGCTGATGCTGTAGCTTATACATATCAGCTAGAAGGCCATGAAGTTTATGTAGTTTCATTTCCTAGTATTGATATTACTTGGGCTTATGACTTTACAACCCAGCTTTGGCATAAATGGTTATGGGTAGATACCTATGATAAATACCATCGCCATCGTAGTAACTGTGCGGCAGTTTTTCAAGATTTAGTTGTTGTTGGAGATTGGGAAAATGGCAATCTTTATCAATTAGACCAAAATAATTACACAGACAATAATACTTCTATACGCAGATTGCGTAGAGCTCCTCACATAACTACTGACCTACAACGCCAGTATTTTGATGAATTACAGCTTCAATTTCAGCCTGGCGTAGGAATACAAGGTTTTTCTAGAGATAGAAACATTTATTTAGGAAGCCCCTATTACATTTCAGCTAATGGGTCTTTAATTATTGGCTATCAAGATGTCGATGTTTTGGGTAATGCTGATCAAATTCAAGTTACAGATGTTCTTTATAACCCTAAAGCTATGCTTAGATGGTCAAATGATGGTGGATCTACTTGGTCTAAAGAATATTGGCAAAACATTGGTCAGCAAGGTAAATACAAAAACAGGGCTATTTGGCGTAGGCTAGGTATGTCTAGAGATCGTATTTTTGAAGTTGTAGTTAGTGACCCAGTTAAGGCAGTTATTGTTTCTGCAAACCTTAAAGCTAGTTCAGGAGATAACTAATGGCTAATCAAATTTACGCTGGTACTACCATAAATCCATTGCCACAAACTGACTTTTTAGAGGAAAATACTAAAAGACCATCTAGGGCATGGATTCAATTTTTTCTTGGGCTATTAAATCAAACATCTTCAGCGACAGCAACTGCTGGAAGTGCTACTTTGCCAGCCAACCCTGCTGGTTTTATGAATGTTTATGTTAATGGTAAACCCTATAAAGTGCCTTATTACAACCTATGAGTTTAGAACAATTACTTAAAGAAAATTTAGGTCGGTTTGATACCGATCTAAATACTATTCATCATTTTTCTGACAATTTGTATGCAAAAGAAATGCGTATAGCTAAAGGCTATATGGCTCTAATGCACAGTCATAAATATGGACATTTAAGTATTTTGGGCAAAGGCAAAGTTTTAGTTAAGACCGATGATACTTTTGCGGAATATGAAGCTCCTGCTTGTGTAGAAATTCAAGCTGGAGTACATCATTCCATAGAAGCATTAGAGGATTGTATTTGGTTCTGTATTCATTCAACTAATGAAACAGATGTCAATAAAATTGATGAAGTTTTAATAAACGAGGTTTAATATGGCAATAGGTGCAGCGATAGCCGCAACAGTTGGGGCGCAAATTGTAGGTAATATAGTGCAAGGTGCTATGCAAGGTTCGGGTGCTCAACAAGCATCTCAACAGCAACAGCAAGGTTTTGCAAACGCACAAAAAGCCATAGATACAAACTATGGAAATGCACAAAACCTATTATCAAATCAATATAACATTGCACAACCATACATTACAAGCAATTATGGTAATGCTATTGCTGGTTTTGCTCCTTATCAACAAGCTGGTTCTACTGCCGCAAATGAGCTTAATAATTTAATTAAAAGTGGCTATGCTTCACATCAATTTAATACACAAGACCTTTACAACGGACTTTCGCCTAATTATGAGTTTCAATTAAGCCAAGGGCAAAGAGCCGCTAACCAAGCAAATAATGCTACTGGCGGTTTAGTTGGCGCAAACGCACAACAAGCACTACAAAACTATACTCAAAACTTTGCTGGTAACGCTTATCAAAATGCGTTTACAAATTATCAAAATCAAAGAAATAACATATTTGGTAATATTCAACCAGTAGCTAATATGGGCCTTGCCGCAACAGGAAAAGTTGGAGATTTATATGCAGGACAAGGTAATGCTTTAGCTGGTCTTGCTACTGGATATGGCCAAACTGGTGCTAATCTTTATGCAAATCAAGGCAATGCACAAGGTCAATTAGCCATTGGTTCTGCAAATGCACAAGCGGCTGGTACACAAGCACAATACGATGCCTATGGTAATGCTATTGGTGGCGCAGGAAACAACATAAGCAATTATATGTTGCTAAGCAGTATGCTTAATAAGCCTGCTGGCGGCGGTGGTGGTGGCGGAGCAGTAGTTGCGCCTAATGGAAGCAATATTCCAACAACTGTCCAAGTGGCATAAGGAAGAATTATGGCAGATTTAAATACAGTTCAAAGTTTTGCACCAACCAATTTTAATGTTGAGCCTGTTGTAAGGCGCAATCAACAGCCAGGTGCTAATACTCCATTAAGTATGCTGGAGCTTGCTAATACTGCTCGTTCATTGACTTCTTTGCAAAAAGAACAGGCATTGTTGCAACCAAGCATTGAACAAGGTATTGCACAATCTAAAAAAGCGCAACTTGAATATCAGCGTGAAAACTACACTATTGCCAATAGCGCATTGGCTGGCTTAGAAAGTTCTAAATCTTTAAAAAGCAATGATGTTGAAGGCGTTACAAAAGAATATGAAGCTACTCATGATTGGTTAAAAAGCATGGGTGTAAGCGGTGATGGTAAGTTTTATGAACAAGGAAAAAATTTCTTAAAAAACAAAGATTTAGAAGGTTATAAAAACCATCTTTCTAATTTAAGAAATCAAGCTACACCTATTACAACTCAATACCAAGCAAATTTGCCACAACTTACAACAGTTGGTGGTCAGCCTGCATTGTTTAATCAAGCTCAAGGAGAAGTTTCTCCTGTCGCTGGAGTTACTCCTGCTGTTCAACAGCAAGCTTCTGTACAGCCTAATGTGCAAACACAGCCTGTATCAGAAAGCGCACAACCAGTTCAATTAACTTATCCAGTAAGAAAAGCTGGCGAACCTTATGCGGCTGGACCATCAGAGGTTGCAGATAGAGAAGTTGGCGTTGCGTATAAAAATAATTTAATTAGCCGTCAGCCACAAATGGCTACAGAGCGCAGAAATCTTGATGAAACAATCAAAATTGCACGCCAATTAGAAGATTCTCCTTGGTATGAACCAACTAGCGGTGTGGCTGGTGCGGTCAGAAGAAAAATTGCAACCTATTTAGGCGATCCTACTTATATTGAATTAAGCAAAAACTTAGCAAATACAACTTTAAGCAATATGCAAGCATTAGGTTTAAGAACTGATGCAGATAAAACTCTTAGCTCTGCGGCTAATGGTGATTACACTTATCCGCCTGAAATTCTTATTAAAATTGCAAATCGTGCTAAAGCTGACATGACTAATATTGATATGCAAGCTAATGCCGCTAAAAACTTTTCAGATAAATTTGGCGATAACAACATGAACGCATTTAAACAAATGTGGTCTAAAAATGCAGATACTAAAGTTTTTGAAATTATTAATATTTCAAAAGACCCTGCATTAAGTGCAGAAGCTAAAGCAAAAGAAGTTGATAAATTATTAGGCCCTAAAGATTCACCAGCTAGAAAAGAATACAATCAAAAGTATCTTAATATCATGAAAATGACACAAACTGGAACCTTATGATGGATGATGTTAGCTCATTGATTCTTGGCGGCTCTACAAAACCATTAGGAGGTAAACCTAGTGGGGCAGAGCCTATTTCGGCTGAAGATTTATCACATCCTAATGTTAGAAAAGCGTTGCAATACATTAACGCTTATGAAGGCAAACCAAAAGCAAATCAAATGTTTGGTTACAAAGAATTTAATGATTTATCAAAGCATCCAAACATAAAAATACCTTTTACAAATAAAGGTGATGTAACTACTGCGGCTGGAAGCTATCAAATTCTTGCTCCTACTTGGGAAACACAAGCAAAAAAATTAGGCTTGCAAGATTTTAGTCCTGAAAACCAAGAAAAAGCGGCTGTAGGTATTTTGAAAGATACTGGGGCTTTAGATGCTTTGAAATCAGGTGATTTTGAAAAAGCCAAAAAATTAATGGGTACGCAATGGGCTAGTATTCCTGGCTCTACCATTGGCAAGTCTACTGGGCAAATTCCTAAATTAAATGAACAACATGAACAAATATTGTCTGCTGGCGATGATGTATCTAATTTAATTCTTGGCACATCTCCATCAAAAGAAACTGCAAAAACAGAAAATAAACAACAAGGATTTTTTCAAGAACTTAAAAAGCCTTTAAGTGAAATGTCTTATGAAGGATTTAAAAAAGAATCTATTTTAGCCCCTGCTATTGAATACACAGCGGCAAGTTTAAATTTACCTGGTTTTACTGAACAAGATAAACAATCGGCACAAGAAAAACTTATTGCCAAAGGTAAAGGTGCTTTAAAAGGTGCGGAACAATTTATTAGAAGCCCTGTAGAAACAGCAAAAGCCATAGGTACACAAATAGTAGAAAACCCTGGCAAGTTTATTGGCGAAAGTATTAAAGGTACTGTTTATGATCCTGAATTAGCCGTAATTCCAGCTAGTGTTGTTACCAAACCAATACAAAAAGGCATTACAAAAGCTGGTGAAGTTATTTCTCCAGCAGTTAAAGGCATAACAGAACAGTTTGCTAAAAAAGAACCAACAATGGCAGGCGTTGGTGCGGCTGAAGTTCCTATTGTTAAAAATAGGATTGAAAGAGCTAGAGAGCTTCCAATTCCTATTGAGCTTTCAAAAGATCAAGCAACTCGTAATCCTGCTGATGTTCGTTTTGCTAGAGAAACAGCTAAAGACCCAGTTTTGGGCGGAGAGTTACAAGCTAAATATGCTGATGACAATGCAAAAATTCAAGCAAACTTAGATAAATTTGTTTTTGATACTGGCGCAGAATTTAGTGGAGCCGCACCTGGTGAATTAGGGCAAATGCTTTTTAATACTGTTGCACCAGCTAAAAAAGCTAGATATTCAGAAGTTCAAAATTCTTATGATGTAGCTAGAAACGCTGGTGAAATGAATGAATTGTTGCCAATAAAACCATTAAAAGATTTTGTAACAGACAATTATTCTGCTTCAAAAAATGCCACAATTTTGCAAAGTTTAAATAGCGAAATTAAACGCCTTTCTAAAGGTGGAGAAGTAAGTATTAATGATTTAGAAGAAATTAGAAAAATGGCTGGTGTTTTAGCCCAATCTTCAGGTCCTGATTCTTTTTATGGAAAAAAAGCCATAAAACTAATGGACAAAATGACAGAAGGTAAGGGCGGAGATTTATACAAAAATGCTAGAGCTTTAAATACGGCTTACATGAAAGAGTTTGAAAATACTCCAGCATTAAGTCAAATTACAGCTATGAAAAAAGGCGGCCAAGAACGAGTTGTTGCCATTGAAAGTCTTGTAGATAAAACTTTGTTTCAAGGTCCAGGTGAACGAGTTAAGCAATTATTTGGTTCTTTAGAAAAAATGGGGCCTGAAGGTCAAAAAATGACCCAAGAATTGCGTGGCGCAGTTGCTCAAAAAATTAAAGATGAAGCAACCAAAGGTGTCAATCGTGATATTAATGGTAAACCTTACACATCAACTGATGCTCTAAATAAAATTATTACGGATTTAGACAAAAGCGGAAAATTAGAATTTATTTTTGGTAAAAAAGGTGCTGAACAATACAGAACTTTAAATGAAGTTACTAAAGACCTACAAACCGTTCCTGTTGGCACAACTAATCCATCGGGTACTGCTTCAAGCCTTATGGCTTTAGCCGCAGAAATGGGTTTACAAGGTGCTGTAACTGGAGTTCCTATACCAGTTGCTACTATTGGTAAATTTTTATATAACAAACGCCAAACAAAAAAACAATTAAATAAAGTTAATGAATTTGTAAATTACGGCAAGGAACAAAAATGACAGTCTTACTATCGCCTATTGGCAACTCAATGACACCTTTTATGGGTTTAGATAACTTGCCTTTGGCTGGTGGTCTGTTATATACCTATCAAGCTGGAACTACTACTCCATTAGCTACCTATACTGGCGTTGATGGGCTTATTGCTTGTCCAAATCCTATTGTTCTAGGAGTTAATGGAATAGCACCAACTCCTATTTGGCTGTTAAGTACCTACAATTACAAGTTTGTATTGGCTACATCTGCCAATGTAACTTTATATACTTATGACAACATTTCAGGTATTCCTGGTGCTGGATCAGTAGTCAATGTTCCGTCAGGCGGAATTATTATTTGGTCAGGTTCATCTACTTCAGTACCATCAGGTTATGTTTTATGTAATGGTCAAAGCGGAACTCCTGATTTGCGTAATAGCTTTGTAATTGGTGCAGGAAGTTCTTATACAGTAAACAACACAGGCGGCTTTGTATCTTCTGGCGTAATGACAAGTGCTGGTTCTAATACTCCACTCTATTACGCATTAGCGTACATAATGAAAACATAATGGACACTATCATGGCTGACAATGATAAGTTTGATATGTTCAAGTTTGGTGGACTTGTAAATCAGGTTGAAAATTTACAAGCAAAAGTAGATGATATGGACAAAGACATAAAATCGTTACTAGAGTTAGCCAATAAAAGTCGTGGTGGTTTTTGGATGGGTATGGCTATCGTTTCTGGTATTAGTGGCGTAATTAGCTTTTTTGCTGGTCTATATCACGCAAAATGAGGCGCACAACTAAAGGAGCTATGCACTCAAAAACCATGTGGTTTTCGCTTGCTATGGTTATTTTAGGTGTGGTTTACGATAACTTTTCTTATTTACAAGATGTAATAAATCCTAAGTATTATGGCTCTATATTGATATTTATAGGAATCGTATGTGCGGTACTTAGGTTTTATACCACTATGCCATTGGAAGAAAAATAATGTTCCCTTTACCATTATCGACATATATTATGATTGCCCTATCTGTTGCCGCATTAGGCGGTATTGGCTATGGTAAATATGAGTCTGCAAAGTATGATACTTATGTAGCTAAAGCAGAATTAGCGGCTAAAGAGCAAGAAATGATTAACCAAGCAAAAGCCAAAGAAGCCAACCAAGTAACAGAAAAGGTAAAAAATGACTATCAAAACAAGCTCAATCTTATTAAGTCTACTTATGGTGGGTTGCGCCTCTCCAGTAGCAGTCAAACAGGCACAATTTCCAACACCACCAGCGCAACTGATGGCACAGCCACCGACCCACAATTTATTGTTAAATGTGCTATCACCACGCAACAACTAGAATCATTGCAAGCGTGGCTCAATGAACAAATAGGTATTTTTAATGCTAAGTAGTGATAAGTTAATTGCTTTAGGTATAGATACAAAATGGTTAAAAGTTTTAGAATTTACTTTTGCCAAGTACCAAATAAACACACCTACAAGACAGGCGGCTTTTATTGGGCAATGCCAACATGAATCAAACAACTTCCGAACTTTGGAAGAAAATCTACATTACTCAGCCGATGCACTTATGCGTGTTTGGCCCAGTAGATTTCCTAATATCGATGTGGCTAATAAGTATGCAAATGATCCTGAAAAGATAGCTAATAAAGTTTATGGCGGCAGAGCAGACCTTGGCAATGTGGAAGATGGCGATGGTTGGAAGTTTCATGGCAGAGGCGTTATACAGCTCACAGGGCGTTCTAATTACACAGTATGTGGCGATGCTATAGGACAACCATTAACAAGCAATCCAAGCCTTCTTTTAGACCCTGAATGGGCTTGTTTATCTGCTGGATGGTTTTGGAACAAGAAAAACCTTAATTCTTTAGCTGATATTGAGGATTGGACCACAATGACACGAAGAATAAATGGCGGAACAATAGGTTTAAGCGATAGAATAAACAAAATCCATAAAGCTATGGATATTTTAGGAGCATAAAATGCGTGAAGAAAAAGAATCTAAAGCAATGCAAAAGCGTGAAAACAAAGAAATGCTTATGTTACGCAATGGCATCTTTGAAGTTAAAAGAGAATTAAAAAAGCATGAGAAAGAGCCTATGAATAAGGCTCATCCTATGAAGAAATAACGGCATCAATTTGGCAACTACATCTTATAAGGTGGAAAGCCGAAAAACACCTTATTTGTTGCATCCTTGATTGTCGGCTTAACTGCCGTTATATAAGCTGTATTACTGGCTTTTTATATTCCACATGATCTAATGCCGCTTGCCAGGCTTGTGTCCAAAGCCGTAAAGCATTAGAACCTTCATAAAAGAAATCAGGATAGAGTGCAAAAAACGCTTCTTCGCAATCATCTGATGGCACTTTCATATTTCCGCCAAACGGAACATTTTCTTCTGTCATTTAATCCTCACTACTTTATTGCGTTTTAGAACATTTTCGTATTCTACCCTTGCTTTATCATCCAAAGAGCGCAAAGGCAATTCTTGAAAATAACGGAACTTTTCTTGGTACTTTGCTTGTTCACTAGGCCTAATCCAGCCGTAATGTTTGGCCCATCGTTCTTCAATATCAGTACCAGCGGCAGTCCAAATATGTTCGTTTAAATTTCTAGACATTTGTAATCTCACTTTCTTTTATAAAAGCATCAGCAATCTTAAAAGCTCTTTCTACAGCTTGTTGGTCCCAATCTTTAGTTGTTATATCAAACTTCCAATCGTGAGCAATCATTAACCGTAAAAGCTGAAATGCGTATTGATCTCTAGTCATATTAAAAACAATTTGTATTGCAGTTGCCGTTGTAACAACAAGTAGTGCAAACTACCATTTTTCCGCCATAATTTACTGTTTGAGTTGTGCAGTTGGCATAGGCCAAAGTAGCAACCATTGATAGCCAAATAGCTAGTGCAATCTTTTTCATAATAAATCCTTAAAAGGGAATGTTTTCATCAAGGTTAGCCAAGTCTTTAGTTGGAGCACCTGGGGCTTTATCATCGGGAACATTAAGGTAACACCATAGCGTTCCTTCTTTGAGTCCTAACAAAGGAATCATTTCTAATTTCATCATTAAGTCACCTTTTTTGGTTTCCGTAACAATGCCAATCGTTTGATAACGCTTTTTGTTTGCTCCAGCTTGATCTACATACTCCGATACAGCCGCTTTTACATAATATTTAATAGCCATCACATACCTTTCATTAATTTAACTTCTACTTCCACTTCATCAAGAAACTGCTTAATTTGTTCTTCCATTTCCGCAATGTAATCGTTTTCACGCATTACACGCTTAATAAATAACTGACTCCGTTCTGGCATCCTTGGGTCATAAGATACAAAGTCGCACCAATCTCTACCAGTACAAGCCATCTGCGCTTGCATCTGAATATAGTATTTATGGGGCGGCCCATCTTGTCTTATATAAGACCAATGAGTTGCTGAGTTAGGGCATTTTATTTCCACAAGACCATTATCATTAACAAGGCCATCAGGACTGCAACCAAACCAAGCAATGCTAGGATGCTCAACAAACCCAACTTGGTCCACGAAGTTACCTGAAGCAACCTCATAAGCAACCCTAGCTTGGGCTTCGTGGTCTTTTCCCCATTGCATTGCATCATTGGTAAATCCTTCTTCAATTTGCCCAGTTGTTCTTTGAATAGCCAACTTGATTAGGTAATTGGCTCGAGAGGCTGACACGCCTGTTTTGGTTTTAGCTAATAGATCAGCTACACCACTAGCCGTAACCTTGCCTAAACGCAGTTTTAACCATTCCTCAGTACCTTGTTCAACTTTAGCCATTTGAGCCGCTTCTCTGTCAGATGTCGTAAATGTAGTAATTTTTAGCTCCTGTTATTTGCTTGTTGTTTAGGTGTAGCCCATCTGCAATTAGACGGTTCATAATTTCCATTGTTGTCAATTCTGTCTAAAGAATAAATATCAGATGGTTTTTTACCCATATTTTTAATAAAACTTGAAAAATCAAGCCATTCTTTACAAACTGTAATTCCACGACCAGCATATCTATGAAACTTTATAGCTGTTGAATAATGAGTTCTAGATAACATTGATGACCAAGCCTGATACTCAGAAGTTCCATAACCATTGTGTTTTATGGCTCTTTGTTTAACAAGTTCATTTCTTAAACAACCACAAGATTTTTGCCTATTTGAATTTAATGTCCCAGTTCTTACCTGGCATTTATTTCCGCAATCACAAACGCATTTCCAAAGCAAATGTTTGTTTTGTCTACCAGCTAACCCTACAACAACAAGGCGTTCATATCGTTTGCCAATCATTTGTTGAGTCATTCTGCACCTTTAGTGTTTGGTATGTCGCTAACTGCCATATAAACTTGGGCAGTAACTTTTAATACATAAGCAAGGTCACTAGGGCTTAATTGACCAAGCAGTTGCAATATTTGGATAACTGCATTGTCATTCTCTAATGACTGAGGTTTAACTAATGTTTCAATCATATTTCACTAGCTTTCTTTAATAAAGCCCTAGCAAAGGTATAAATGTTGCAACCATCAGGGGCAAAGAATTCATCTCTAATGTCTGATATTTCTTCATTAGAAAGTTCTTTTGTTGGGTGCGTATAAAGAGGCATCCAAGCATTAGGATATGCTTTTGGAAACTCATCATCAAAAATAATTTTGTACTCGTCATTAACATTAATCCATGCGTAAGGTTGATCTTTCATCTGCTTCCCCAAAGTTGTTTTTCAAGGTGTTGAATGTATTGATTGTTATGCTCCATGTGGCTCAATAACTTGTCATAAGCCAGCCGCCAATAATCAGCATCAGCAAGGGCTTTAGCAAGTCTTTCTTGAATTTCTAATTCATCTAAGCTCATGCCAGTTGCTCCTTTTTGGCATCCTTAGCTTTGGCAATCTTATCTACGGCAAATTTATTTTTTTTTACATCTTCATAAGCGCATACATAAGCATTTTTAAGTTCATCAAGAGTTTTTACTTCTTCAAATCTTTTAATCCATGTATTAACTAACTCAGTTAAATCAACAACTTCTTCATCAGGCAAATCTTCACCAGCATAGATATATAAGCCAATACCAAAGAGTGATATAGTTTTAACTAGGCATCGCATCATTGCCGTATTCACATCCATAGCATTTGGATTAGGTATAGCTTTGTTCCGAGAATCTATAACAGGCATCTGACAAGTCATAGACTTACCCATTGCGGTCACAGTACAAAACACCATAACCGATTCATTGAAGTAAACAGGGTCACCAAATGTCCAGGTGGCGGTTGGGTCGTTCTGTAGAAGCTGGTCTACTGCCCAAGTCCAAGAAAGATAAGTAAAGCGGCCTTTCTTTTCTGTATGTTCATTAACATTAATTAATCGTAATTCACTAAAAGTTTTCATCACTTGTCCTTAATCGTATAAATTACCAGCACTTAAATCTTCTTCTGCATGGCGAGTTGCATAACCTTCTAAATATTCATAAGCCATACAAAATAGCTTACGACCTAGAGCTTCATAATCAATCGTAGGTTGTTGTAAGATTGCTTCTACAGCCTCACAATCTTCTTTTTTAGCTTCAGAAATAGCTTCAGCAAAGTGAGCGTATTCTTTAGGGTCATAGTCAGACTTCATAAGCTCTGCTATGCGATCAGCCAATAAATCTGAATCATCATCTTGTGGCTCATAGTAAGCATCGTGGCGGCTCATTCCCATGTTAGATGCCTCCTACAAAGATTGCGGCTAATGTAATGCCAAGGATTACAACTCCTACCCATTCAAGTATTACTGTTTTCATCTTTATTTCCCTTCATCACTTGTTGAACTAGATTCCACTATACACTAAAACCCACTTTGCAACACTAAATAAATAAATATTTTTACCTTGTTGTTTTTTTGTTAATTTGTGCTAATATAACACAACATTAGGAGAAGGTATGGATATTTATTTGGAACTAAAAACCGAATTTGGCAGTCTTTATAGGCTTGCACAGCTATTGGGACTAAGGGAAACAGCGGTTTATCAATGGAAAGCTAGAACTAATGTTCCTATCAAACACATACGAAAGATAGAGGAGCTATCTGAGGGCAGAATTACAAGAGAAATGCTTAGACCTGACATTTTTAATAAGGGTTGAAATGCACTATTACCCACATAACATTGGCGATTACCGCAAAGATACATCACATTTAACCTTGTTAGAACATGGAATCTACAGGCAACTCTTGGACAGTTATTATTTGGATGAAATGCCATTGAGCAATGATCTTGCCAAGCTAATGCGTTCGCATAGCGTTCGTAATGCGGATGAACAGCAAGCGTTACAAAATGTACTAACAGACTTCTTTGAATTGACTGAAAACGGCTACATTCATAAAAGATGTGAGGATATTATTGCTAAGTTTCATGGTAAATCTGAAAGTGCCAGGGCATCCGCAATGGCTCGTTGGGGCAGGCAGAATAAGGATTCAAATGCGAACGCATTACCAACGCAATCCGAAGGCAATGCTAACCAAGAACCAATAACCAATAACCATAAACCAATAACCAATAATAAAAACACTATCGCCAAACCTGAAGGTTTAGCGGATTTATTGTGGAAAGATTTTTTAATTCTTAGAAAAAGCAAAAAGTTACCAGTAACCCAAACAGCTTTTGATGGCATAAAACGAGAAGCAAAGAAAGCCAATAAAACGCTTCCTGAAGTTATTCAAATTTGCTGTGAAAGAGGTTGGGGCGGTTTTAAAGCTGAATGGCTTGTAATCGAATCTTTAAAAACTCAAGACAAACCTATGCAGAAATGGGACTCAACTCTTGAAGGCGTAATGAATAAAGGCAAGGAATTAGGAATATTACCCAAACCAGGCGAAACCGAAGGGCAGTACAGGGAAAGGGTTAAGCAAGGATGAACTATTTAAGCGTTTGTTCAGGCATAGAAGCCGCAACTGTTGCTTGGCATGACATGGGTTGGAAACCATTAGCTTTCAGCGAAATAGAAAAATTTCCAAGTGAGGTTTTAAAACATCATTACTCAGATGTTCCAAATCTAGGTGATATGACTAAATTTAAGGAGTGGGACTTTGGAACAACAAGATTGGATTTACTCGTTGGAGGAACACCATGTCAAGCCTTTAGTGTCGCAGGGCTTAGAAAAGGGCTTGAAGATCCAAGAGGAAACCTTGCCCTTACCTATGTTGCAATTCTTGATAAGTTTAGACCCAAGTGGTGCGTTTGGGAAAATGTGCCAGGTGTCCTCAGTTCAAATGGTGGAAAAGACTTTGGTTCCTTCCTCACAGCGTTGGGCGAACTCGGCTATGGGTGGGCCTACAGGGTGCTTGATGCTCAATACTTCGGAGTCGCACAAAGACGAAAAAGAGTGTTTGTTGTCGGATGTATTGGAAATTGGGAATCTGCCGCAAAAGTATTATTTGAGTCCGAAAGCCTGTCAGGGAATAATAAGAAGAGCAGAGGAAAGAAAGAAAAACTTGCCACCTCAATTAGAAAAAGCGTTGCATATGGTGGCTCAAACCCTGAATGTGCAGACACAGTAACTAGTAAATGGGCTAAAGGTAGTGATGGTCCATCAGGAAATGAATGTGGTTTGTTTGTGGCTCATAAAGTTTATGAAAACCATCCATCAGATAGTCGAGTAAAAGAAATGGGTGAAATTTGCCA